ATGCCAATGAAATTGCTTACTATGCTGCAGGCGGCACAACTGTTTCTGGATTAACCACTGCAAATGGTGGCGTACTAGTTACCAGTAATACTGGACAGCCATCTATTTTAGTAGGTTCTGGCACAACAGGAACAATCCTGCAAGCAACCTCTGGTGCAGCTCCTGCATGGTCAACTGCTACATATCCAGCTACAACGACTATCAATCAACTTCTTTACTCATCTTCTGCCAATGTGATCGCTGGTGTAACTTCGGCAAATAGCGGTGCAGTGGTTACAACAAGTGCAGGCGTTCCAACGATTATCGCTGCAGGAACAACCGGTCAGGTATTACAGGCTTCAACCGCTGGTACGCCAGCATGGTCAACGCCAACTTATCCTACAACAAGTGGTACTGCGCGAAAAATTCTTGTATCTGATGCTACAAATAATGTTTATAGCACTGAAACATGGGCTGTGCCAGGATCGGCAAACAATACTTTAGTAAGTAATGGAACAAACTGGATAGCTTTAGCAACTAATCCTGTTATTCAGCAAGTGAGAACGATTTCAGGATCAGTTGCCACAGGTTCAACTACGTTGCCAATTGATAATACCATTCCTCAAAGCGGCGAAGGTGATCAGTATCTTACACTTGCTATTACACCCAAAAATACTGCCAATGTATTAAAAATAGATATCAGTATGTTTTTTGCACGTGCAACAACCGCTGGCAATACGGCTGTTGCATTATTTCAGGACTCAACAGCAAATGCACTTGCCGCTGGAATGTTTAATTCGGCTATATCAATTGCCTCAGAATGTGGTTTTACTTATTATATGGCAGCTGGAACTACCTCAGCCACCACTTTCAAGGTTCGTGCTGGTAATGGATTGGGAAATACTACTACATTTAATGGTAATGCAGGATCAGCATTTATGGGTGGAGTATTGGCATCAACCATTATAATTACGGAGTACGCGCTATAATGAATAGTTTTGAACTGCATAATATTCTTAAATATCTTGTACCTGATGCAAATCTTTGCGTCTGGGGAGAATGTGAACGAAAAGATTATCACGGAGAAAGTGAACCGGTAATCATTAATGGATTGTTAGTCGATTGGCATCTATCAAATAAAATGCAATGTCCTACTGAGAAAGAAGTTAATAATGTTGATATTGAAAAAGTTAATCTTGATCTGGACGTAAAAAGAAAATCAGCAAGAGATGATATGTATAAAAAAGATTTAAGTATGATTAATGGATTTAATATTTATTTATTAACAAATCCTGATTCAACCTTTAATCAATATTTGGATTATCTTGAATCAATTACTTTGTAAAAAAAGGGCAGTTCTGCATAATGCAAGCTGCCCAATTTCATTATGCGGGAATAATTTCAGCTTCTACACTAATGTCTTCTTTTATTACGTCTAATACTGGCGTCTCTGCGACGACTTCTTCTGTTTTTTTTAGTTCAATAGGTGCATTAAGAATGGCTTCCTTTAACCAAAGAATACCATCATCAAGATAAGATAATCCCTTAAGTATACCATGTGTTGATGGATCAATTGGAAGTGTTGCAACTGTATTTCTTAATTCATTAAATTTTGCAAATACTGCATTCAATAATGAACTTCTCACTAATTGAATTTGTGGACTTTGTTGTTCGCTCATTTCTTTTTTCCTTTTGCTGGTTTTGGGATTTTTGCTCCTGACTTTCTTGCTTCATTTAGACTGGCAGCAATAGCCTGATTTTTTGGATGGCCACTTGCTTCCATTTCTGAAATATTTTTACCAATAGTTTTTTTACTAGTTCCTTTTTTTAATGGCATTACTTCATCTCCTTATCAATAAATTCCTTTACGGTTTTCTCGCGTTTTAACTTAATCATATTCAAAGGGGATAGCATTCCAAACGATGGATGAATAGATTGAAACCATAGCCATGCTTTTTTGTCATCGCCACGGAAATGCTTTTTCACTTTTGCAAAATATTCTTGCGGTATCATTAGCGTCGCTAATCCTTGCAAAAAAACCCCGCCAAGACAACGGGGTAACGAGATGTAATCTTTAGTAAGCTTTGCCTTTGCGATCATTCATGTTTGCTTTAGGCATATTTGGTTCTAATTGCACGTTACGTTTTTCACCTTCCATTCTGGTTGGCGCTTTTGGCGTATTGGCAAGATCGCCCATATCGTGATAGCCCATTGCATTTGTCATTTCATCAACGTTTCTTGCTTGCCATGATTTCTTCATGCAATAAGATTCATTTTCAACTTGTCCATTTACACCATCAGCACTTCCATATTCAGCCATGATATTTACTCCGTAAAAAATTCATTAAAGGGCCAGCACCATGCTCGCCCTGTCAGTCAATTATTATTAACCGTAACTACCTGCAGTTAACTGAGCGGAAATTTTATTTCCATTTGGCAGCACTAAAACAAGGAAGCTGGTTAATTTGGCAGTATCTAACAAACTAAGTACGCAACCGCCAGTAGCGCTCGACATCGCAGTAATCTGCGTGGTAATAGCTGTAGCATTTGCAAGACTTAATCCACCAGATGCAACTGAGTAGCCTGTTGATGCAGCGCTTGCAAGTGTCAAACCATCAGATGCAGAAGATGAATAAACAGTGAATTTCATGCTTCTTGTTAGATTGGTTCCACTACCATCTTTTAACTGAATGGTTACAGTTGAAGTATTGGCAGCGCCTGCTGCTGCAGTAATAGTGCAAGATGCAGGATCAACCTGAGCAACAGGTGTTGCGCCATATTTCAGATTGGTAATATTGGCAGTCGTTGAAGTTAAAGTGGTAATAGTTTTAGCTGTGGTTGTTCCGGCATCTAACATGAAATTCGCAGTTGCCGCACCCGGATCAGGAATAGTAATAACGCTTGCTTGACCTAAAGTAGATATGGGACTGACAGTCATGGAAAAATTGCCAGCATTGCCAACTGCTGCCCAAATGAAATTGCCATTTGCAGCTGCTGCAGGATAAGAAATTATCGTTCCAGCCGTGCCAGACAAACCAGCCTGAATGTTGCCAGCATTGATAACATTACCTGCGGTATCATCAATCGTACCCGTTGTGTCAACAAAGTGAGCAAGATAACCAACCTGTACGGCTGAGCCTGCCATAACAACTCTGGTTTTTGCAGCGTTGGATGGGAGAAAACCTAAATCTTTTAACGCGCCTAAAGTACCATCAAATACTGTGAAATCGCCATCAACAACTGGCAATGTTACTGCACCATTACCGCCGGGCAGTTGAATGAATGATGTGAAATCGCTGCCACTAAATCTGAAAAACTCCGATCCATCACTTGCAGCTATTAAAATAACGTCGCCCAAAACCCATGTCCATGTACCACTATTTAAAGCGGTAATATTATCGGTTTGCGCAGTGACATAATCGGCTGCAGCTACTTCTGCAAGAGTGTTTGTTGCGGTGACACGAACGATGTTGGGAGTTTCATTGAAATCCCGTGAAATTGCGGTAATAGCCATAATAGTCTCTCTCCATGAGATGGTAATTATTTCCGTATGGTAAAAATTATATCACAAACAGTGGGGTGTACAATGAGATAATGAAAGGGCGTAGGGAACGCCCGTTTCATTAGCTTCTGACCGGCCAAGGCTGAGTGATGAGTCAAGAAAAGCCGGTCAGTAGCATAGCTACGTGGAACACTGCAACGAAGGGAATCGAACAATCACAGGGAGTGATAATGTTCCACGTAGAACTTTATGCTATGCAAAGTTTGGCACATCATCATTAAACATAACATCATTTTCTGTAATAACTTCTGGCGCAATGAAATCTTTTACATAAGCTTCCACTTCCCCAGTTTCCTTATTAACGCGATGGTTAATTTCCAGTATACCTTCCTTGCCATCAATATCTTGTGCCATTAATGAGCCCTCATCGAGTGCCGCTTCAAGATTAGTTGATTTACAAAAATGCTCAAAAAGCCAAAACATGCTAGGCAGCATTAAAAGAGTGGCATAAAACTGTACTGGTCTTCCATCTACATCGAGGCGCATCTTAAGGATGAACATGTCTGTACCTTTGGCCGATGTTTTTTCTTTTGTATGTAATACTGTGAATTTATATTTTCCTTTTTTTAATAGTGCATCTTCACGCAATTGTTTTGTATTAAAGTCCATTTTCTTAATCCTTATTTTTTAAAAAGTTAATGCCTTGCAATATTTGTTCATCACTCATGCCGTCAAGACTTACGACATTTGCTTTCTTTAACCATAACTCAATTGTTTTATGATTAACATTTTTTTTCATGATTAAATCTTTTAGCTCATCTAATGGTGATTGCATAACTTCAAATTCTGCTTCCAGTATTGTGTCATCATTTTTAATATCCAATGTATCTTCAAGACCTGATATGCCTTTGCCTTTTGGCTTCACTGCCGGGTCGTCTTTTTGCATACCTCGAACTTCATCTTCTGTTGGCAATCCATAAAGCGCTTCTGGTATTGCTGTGCGTCCTGCAAATGTCCTTGCACGCCATTCAAGCATTTGTCCTGGATATTTTTCATAGTTGCTATCTTTTCTTTGCCAAAGACCAGCACGTTTTGCATCTTCCATTGAGAATTTTTTTACAGTTTCTGTTTGACCTTTTCTTTTAATCGCACAAAATGCTGTAAGGTTGCCTTCCTTGATTGACCCTTCCATCCATTCGCGCATATCTTCAAAATCTTTATGCCTTCTGATTAATGCAAGGAAGCCAGAACCGTAAGCAAATGGCGTACCATTAATACAACCGATTGTTCGCAATGCTTGCATTTTACCAAGCCCGAGTTCTGCGCCCATTTGCCAAACAAGCAAAACGTCATTAGGACGACCACGATAAGCTTGTGGACACAATCCGCTTGTTGCAAAAATCTTTGCATACTCTTGCGCTTCAGCAAGAGTAGTTGGCGTAAAATTAAATTCTTGATCTCGTAATGATAATTCTTGTCTTTGAGTAGCCATGTTATTTAATCCTCAGTGAACGTGTGCCGTTTTTATTTGCAATGAATGTTGCGATAATTTTATCTTCTTCATTTTTAATGCCGTCATTATCTGCAATGAATTGAATAATTTCCTTTTCAAGAGTTTCAATTTCGGTTTCTGTTGCTTTTGCTGTTGCTTTCAGTAAAGAGCGTTCTGCAATAAAGCACTCGATGTCAGGCGTTGCCGTGATGAACTTGCCATTGTTCTGTGGGAACATTAACTTTAAGTCAGCCCGGTTTGTTGGCGCTGGCGGTATATCTGCAAGAACATGCTCATGCCAAAAACGCTCGCACTCACTTTCTATTTTGGCGATGATTTTTTCATTCCTTGGCAGTGGATAAATACGATAGTCGTCAATGTCTATCAGCGCAGCAAGGTCGGCATCATCGTAGCCAGAGCACGCCAGTTGATGTTGCACTTGCAAGATGTAATGTAACGGCGCCTCATCCGAACCGCTTTCGCCCCATACCTGCCGCAGAAACCCGCTTGAGCTTTTGCACTCGATAATCTTTCGCTCGCCAATGACAACGCGGTCTAAATGGCAAAGCATATACGGCAGCCGGTCATGATAGATCGTTTGGTTAGCACGTCGCAGTTTGACATCGCGCTGCGCTGCGTACTCTCTCGCGATCGTTTCTTCATGCGCATGGCGAAGTCTTAAACGGGAGTCATTCAAGATCGCTTCTTCTTCTGCCCTGCCTGTTTTGACAAGCCAAAGCTCAAATGGGGTTTTGTACGGAGACAAGCCCATCACTGCCGCGCAATCTGTTGCGCCAAGTCCTGATTTTCTAATTGCTTTTTGTTCGGGTGTAAGCATTTTTTCTTCTCCAAAGATAAAATTTAATTTCTTGCCATAACGTTAGCTTTATTCGTTGTTTTGATGTTATGTAATCAGTCATTAAATCCCCTTGAATCGCAGTAATATTGATTTTTTTCATCACAACGAGCATTAATCAACTCCTGCATTGAGCAATAGTATTTAGCTAAATCGTGAATGTGGTCGCGTTCTGCTTCGGATAAATCAAGGACATTGAGGGAAAATCCATCGCTGGTTTTAATAGCGTGGTCAGAGATGAGTTCATCGATATAACTCATTAGCGGTGACATGGCGAGTTCCTTCTCGGTGTAGCTCAAGACAATCCTGTTTTGAGATAGATTTAGTATAGTCATTTTTTTGTTCCTCATCACTAGGTTAGTTAGTTAACAAGGTCGATATTACAAGCTCCGCAAATTAAAGTCAATACTGTGTAATGCTATTATTATCTTTAATTGACAAAAGTGTAATCATGTTTTATAAAAAGCCTCATAAATCACAAATAATAAGGAGAATAAAAATGACTTTAAGTGACCTGTTTCGAAAAATTCGTCATGAGCTTTGCCTAAGTCAGGCGGAGCTTTCCCGTGCTATCGATGTAACCCCATCCTCTATGTGTCTATACGAGAAAGGTTTGCGAAAAATTTCCTATAAAACAATTAGAAAGGTAATGAAATTTGTAGATGAAAAAGGCATAAAGATAACTTATCAGGACTTTATTAACAGCATGGATGAAATTGACGATGAGCAGACTAAGAAAACCGGATGACGAAATTATGAAAAATAATATTGAAACAAGAACTGCACTACTTGAACAAAGTATAGGCTATATTAGCGAATCACTGCAAAGAATTGAAACTAAAATTGATAAAGGCTTTTCAGAGGTTGATGCAAGATTAAATTTTATGAACACACGCATGAATAGCCTTGATAGGCAATTATGGGCTAATTTTATATGGACACTTAGTGCTATCTTTGGCTTAACCGGTACTGCATTTGGCATTATGGCAAAAGGGTTTGGCTGGCTTTAATTTATATTTATAAAATCAAAAGGATTTGATTCATGAAAAGAAAACTTCCCTCTCGCAGGGAATGGCAACGCTATGTCGAAATTAAAAAATTGATTGAAGATTATTGGCAGTTACAGGAAGGTAAACGATACGATGATTTTGTCAGGAAATTATTGCAAGTGCTTGATTTGTAGGTAAGATGTTTAAAGCTCACGGTTCGTTATGTAATGTAATTCGGCAGAATTGTAACGAACCGTGATAAATGCAGACACGGAGCAATACTATTGAAAATACCTCCTTTTGGCAAGCCTCTTAAAGCGCTGCTTGATGCAGGCGCGCTCCCAAACAATTCTATTTATCTATATATCGGAAAATTTGCTTGGCAAAAAGGCAAATCATCCTCTATCTGTCGTCCTGCTCGCACTCTTATATTGCCCTCCAGTGAACGGCCAATAGATTATATGTGGCCAGTCAGGGATTGTGATATTTTGATCATAGAAACCTCTCCGCAAAAGGCAACGTATATTGAAGACGTTGTATATATTTTATTTAAGCATGAAGCTTTTAAGGTCACAGTTATTACTGTGGATTTTATTCCAACTGTCTATAAAAGGGATTTTTAGTTATGAGAGACAAAACATTTTCCGAACTGCACGACGAAAGAAAAAACGATTTACGTTTTTCCAATCTAAATGTAAGTGAATTATTTGAATTAAATGTTTTAAATGCCACTGAAATAAAACCACTTGAGCAGCCGTGGTTATGGCAAGGTTACATCCCTCTTGAAACATGTACGCTAATGGCAGGGAAGGGAGGTATTGGAAAAAGTCAATTTTTAATGTGGCTTGCTGCAATTATTAGTAATGGACATTCATTTTCAACTGGCGATCAAGCTCATGAAATCATGCAAGGAAATGTTATTATTCTTTCAGCCGAGGATCATCCAGCATATACAATTATTCCACGATTAATGGCAGCCGGAGCCGATCTTTCGAATATTCATATTATCGAATCAGCAATAGATAAGGCTACAAAATCCAAGGAAAGATTTATCAGATTAGATCAAGATATTTTAGCTATTGAAAAATCTATTGAAGAAATTGGTAATGTTAAGGCGATATTTTTTGATCCTATTACTGCATATCTTGGCGATATAAAAGAAAATCGCGCAACTGAAATTCGCAATCTCATTTTGCGTTTAAATAAAATCGCTATCAAATATAAATTGGCAAATATTTTAAATACTCATACTAGAAAATCGTCTGGCAATAGTGAAAATATTACTTCTGCCAGTGATGAGATTATGGGTTCGAGTGCGTGGGGTAATACGGTACGCATGGCGTTTTCTTTTACCCGTCACCATGATGACCACGATTTATATATTTGCACCGCTTCCAAAACCAACCACAAAAAACCTGAGGGATTAAGTTATCGAATCAAGCAGGAAGAAATAATGATTGGCGCTATAAAAGTAATTACATCCCGTATTGACTGGCAAACTGGCAAAGTAAATATGGATGCTGATGAAGCGGTCAATAAAAAAGCATATGACCAGCGATGTGAGACAGAAATAGCAAAGGAATTTATTTTGCGAATGTTAATGAGCGGGGCTAAAAGCCGGGATGATATTTACAAGGCAGCCGAAAATGAAGAAATCAATCAACATACACTCAAGCTTGCCAGACAGAAGTTAAAACAGGAAGGAACAAACATCATAATGGAAGGAAGTCAGATGGATAAGCGAAAATTTATCTGGTATATCGGAAAATGATCAAATAAATAGCGATAAATAGCGATAAAGCAAACCAGATATTCTCTTGATTATCTGGTTTTTTTTTGACCAAAAAAATATTTGCTATATACACACCCTTTATCGCTATCGCTATTTTTCAACCCCCGTGTTTACGGGGAAAAATAGCGATAATTGTACATTTAATTAGCGATAATAATAGCGATAATCTAATACATTATCGGTATATAGCGATAACGTTATCGCTAATATAATATACAATTATCTCTATTATTATTATTATTATTATATACTTATGAATAGAGATAGAGATAATCCCCTTTTTCTATGTTTAGAGAGCGTGAAACAATTTCGTGAAACATTATTTAGGAGAATGAAAAATGACTGAAAAAAAATCATGGGCAGAGCGTTATCCAAATTGGCGTAATGAATATCGTAAAGAAGTTGTGACTCAAATGATGCCAGCAAATGGATGGTGGAAAGTATTTGTCAATATGGAAAATGAATCATGGATTGCGGCGGTAGCCTTTTTTGCCAAAGTTGAATATGAAACACGTTCCACTTGGGATAACGGCCATACAGACTGGAAAAAAGAAGAAGTAATTTATGCTAATACCGGTCATGGTGATGAATGGTCAATAGAGTTTCAGGATGAACTTGGAGGAAGCTCAACTAATGCAAGATTATTCTATGATCCTGATTTCAGACTTTCACAAGAACAACAAACTGCAGGTGAGTCATGGTTGCTGGAATTTAAAAAACCATCCATTACTGAGTAAATTGTGATAAGATTGTACAAGGGACGCTCATTTGGCAAGGATGCCTCGAATGTCATACGCAAAATACACAAAGGCTCTAGGTTCGCTTTACGGCGATGTAATTGAAGAACCCGCGGCAAGTGCATTACCTACTACTGGATCGTTTGCTAAATCGCAAAAAAACAGCCTTCCTCACCTTAAGCGGAAGAATATTGAAGCTGGAATGCAAATGAAACTCATTGTTTGGCTGACAAAGCATGGTTTAGGGCGGTCAGTTCATTCGATTCCAAACGAAGGTAATCGGGGCCAGCTTGCAACACACCGGCTTAAGCAAATGGGCTTGCGTCCAGGGGCGTCTGACCTCTTTCTGCAAAAAATGCGTGGTGGGTACGGTGGGTACTACATCGAATTAAAAACGCCGGGCAAGAAACCATCTGCTGAGCAACTTCTTTTTATGGAAGATGCCCGGCGTGACGGATATAAAGCGGAATGGTTTGACGATCTCGCCGAAGTACAGCAAAGTATCATCGATTATCTGGCACAAGGAACGCCGAAAGATGCTAAGCAATTTTGAAGATGCCGTAGCCTATGTATTGGCAAATGAAGGGGGTTATGTCAATTCTCCGGCCGATGCAGGAGGCGCAACGAACTATGGGATATCACTAAGGTTTCTCCGGGAAATCCCTGTCGAAAGGCTGCGCAAATATGGCATATTTGAGCCTCTGAATGAAGATACTATTCGCAATCTTACGCTCGATCAGGCTCGAATGATTTATCGCTGCGAGTTCTGGGACACCGCCATGTTTGACCATATCGAAAACCAGTCAATATGCAATTATGTTTTTGATATGGCAGTGCATCATGGTATCGCTCAGGCTATACGCTTGCTACAGCGAGCTACATGGGCAGCAACAGGTATGTTTGGCGTAATTCTGGATGATGGCAAGCTCGGTTTCAGAACAATAAATCAAGTCATGATATTGTTATCTGACAAGTACTTGGCTTCATCTTTTAAAGCTTCACTTCAATCAGAACGCGCAGGATATTGCCGGCTATTGGCTGCAATTCGGTCAGCAAATATGGAGGATTTACATGGCTGGCTGGATAGATGTTATCGCTTCTAAAGCGCCGCTACTCGGTGCGGTATTGGGCTCTCCGGTTGCAGGCATTGGCCTGTCATTACTGGCTAACGCTTTTGGCGTTTCTACTACGGATGTCGATTCAATTTCGCGGGCTGTGTTATCTAATCCAGACGCAGATAGAAAACTCGCTGAAATAGAAGCAACGCATTCGATTGCACTGGCGCAGCTTGTATCGGCTGATTATGCAACAGAGGTAGATGACAGGAAAAATGCCCGGTTAAGAGAAATGACTTTGCATGACCACGTGCCATTTATATTGGCGATAATCTTTGTTGTGATTTATGCGCTGGTTCAATTTACGGCTGTATTTTATCCTACACCCGGTGAAGATTTAATTTCAGCTCGAGTGCAAGATATTATGGTGATGATTATTGGTTACTTTTTTGGATCAAGTGCCAAGCAACGTATTAAGCCAATTTAGCTAAAGGCAATTGGTCTGTTTGGGCGTTGAAATTGACTACTATTTTTTTTGCAGCTTCAATATTGGAATATTCCTTGTTTATCCAGACTACAGGTTTTTTTTCGATGGTGTTTATAATTATAAAGTTTTCTTCCTCAATGATTAAATCGTATTTCATTTTCATCCCTTAATTGATTAATTAAAACATTTAAGCCTACTCATAATAGGCTTTGATGTTTTAATTAATCGCAGGTTGT